CCTACAACAGCTAATTCGTTTTCTAATATTAAATCTCTAATCTTTCCTAGTGTAACCTCATCAGGGCAATCAGTACATTCTTCTGCTAGGTCTATAATATCTTTAGGCTTTGACGCTTCAATTAATTTGTCTGTAAAATACCCCTCTATACTAAACCCTCTAACTTTACCCTCTTTTACTGATTCCCAAATTTCAGGATTGTTTACTTTCATTTTTACAAACCACGTTCCTAATGGCAATTTGTTAAAACCATAAGAATTAGATTTGTCATTTTTTTTATCTTCCTTAATCCAACTCTCTACAACAGTCATTCCCTCTACTGGTACTTTATGCTCATAAGTAGCACTATTGTTTCTTAAAGTTGACATAAATAATTCCTGAGCTTTTTTAATAGTATCTTCTGTAAAAAATACTGTGTACTTTTCGTCTTTGTCTTGGTCGTATCTAGGTATTTCTTTATTAGGAATTAAAACAGCTCCTACTAAAGTTTTTTGTTCTTCATCTAATTTAGCTAAAGTTAAAAATTGGTCTTTATTAAAGAACACCCAATTTTCCTCAATAGCTGGAAACTCTACTAAACTAATAGCCTCAACACCAAATCTATCTGATTCTTCGTCTATGATTAATTCTACCTTTTTTATTTTTTCTTTGCTCATACTTATAAATATAATTTGTTTAAAATTGTTTATAACGTTGCTTGTAAGTTTAAATCATTTTGTAAAGCCTGACTACTACTAACATCACTTTCTACTACAAACGCTTGTACTGGTGGTGGTTCAGTTCCTATTGCTCCAAATGTAGGTACTGTTGGTATAACGTCTTGTATTACATCAGGTGGTGGTGGGTTATCTCCCCCATCAGGTTGTCCAGGAACATCTGTTTGTAATATGTTTCTAACATTAGCTAAACCTGAAGCTACAATCCCTGCTGCTCCAATAGCCCCAAATAAACCACCCTGAGCTAAGGCTTTAGTTGCCCCTGCATAAGTATCCATAGTTGCTTGTGCTACAGCTAACGCTTTACCCGTCTTTGTTTCAGCTCCTACTAACGCTGTTATACCAGTTAAAGCACTACCTATTATTTGTCTTTTTTGGTCTTGTAACGCTTTTTCTTTAGCTGTATTTTCTTTGTCTAGTGCGTCTTTCTTTTTTTGATAATCTTCCTCTATTCTTAATTTAGTTTTGGCTAACTTTTCTGCATTACTTATAGTTAAATCTGCTAGTTTAAGTAATCTTTGTTTTTCTTGTTCAAACTCTAATTTTCTTCTATCTTGTTCTTCAACACCTATTCTAGATAGTTCTTGTAAAATAGCATTTTGTTCTTGTAGCAATGCGTTTTCTTGTTCTTTTTGTTCTTTTTTTAAAGCCTTTTCCCTTAACCCAATTTCTATTAAATTATTTTCTAGTTCTTTTTTTTGCGTTAATAAATCTACATTTTTAGAATCTATAGCTAATTGAGCATTTAGACTAGCTATTTGTTTTCTAGTTCCCTCTAGTTCTAGTATTCTAGCTTTTTCTGATAATACTAATAATTGTCTATTAGCCTCTAGTCTTTCTTCAAAGGTTTTTGAAATATCATCTCTAATTATTCTTTGTGCTTCAGCTTCATCTTGAGCTAAAAGAATTAATTTCTCTTGTTCTGCTCCTAATAAAGCTATGTTATTTTTTGCTCTAGTAATTCCTCTAGCTTGATTTAAAACACTTTTAACTGTCATATCGTCAAGAGTGTTTGTAAATTCCTCTTGTACTACTGTAGCTATATTCGTAATTTCATCTACACCCTCTTTAAAATCGTTAACAATATTTTTTCCTGCCTCAAGAGCGTCTTCTGCGGTCTTTTTTATCTTATCTTGATAGCCCTTAACTTGTTTAGTTAATTTATTTATTTTGTCAATATCACCTTGACCAAACCAAGATTTCTCCCAAGCTAACTGTACTTCTTTAAGTACTAACGCAAGAGTATAAAATTGAAGTCTTAGGGGAGTTAAGGCTAGTGTCATTAAGTTCATAATAATTCTACCTAACGCATCAAAATTATCATTATTTGCAGAAACTCTATCAAAAATTGTTTTAAATGTTGTAATGATTTTATTCATTACTATACCAACTATATTAAAAGCAGTTGAAACAGTATCTACAACTTCTTGATTCTGCATTAAAGCAGAAGCTAACATATCTACTAGCTTTAGTATTATACCAAATCCTGCTGCTTTCATAGCCAAGCCAACACCTTTAAAACCTTGAGCTAATCCTGAAGTAACTTGTTTTTGAGCCTTAGTAGTTTTACCTAAATCTACAACCTCATCTTTTATCTTCTCTAGGTTATCTACCGCCCCTTTGTAATCTACATCAACCTCTATATTTATTTTCTCCGCCATATTTTTATCTTTTTAAATAGTTCTTTAAATGTTGTAGGAAATTCATTAGCCCCTGTTTCAAAAGCGTATTTATCTCCCTTTGCTTCTAATTCTGTTAAAAGGTTAATTGATATAGGCATAAGCCTACCTACTTCTTTTATGTATTTTTCTAATTCCATATTAAATAATCTAAATCTTGGTATAATATATTATTTGCGTTTTGATAAATTGCCCTTACATTAGAGGCTCCAGCAACAGCAATAGATTTGCTCATTATTTGAGCCTCACATATCCAGTTGACCTCTTCATTTGCTCCACCTGTTATAGTAGGTTTCCAAAAAGCATTATCATCTACAGTTATTAAATTTAATGTAGGAGCAGTAAAATCAGTATCTTTGTTTTGTTTTAAAGTTGTAGTACCACCAACATTAGAAACTCCACCAGTTCTATATACTAATACAGTATCGTATTCAAAATAACCTATTTTACCTGCGTTTGTTCCTGTTCTTACAGTTCCTACTATTTTCATTTTAACATAACTTATACTTAAAAATTTTAATCTAAATATTTTGTCTTGCGTACCATTAAAATTAAAAGTAGTTGTATTTGTACCTAGAGTTGTTGCTTCTAAATAAAAACCCATAGATTGAGCGTAACCATTAGAATTAACTATAAGATTGTTATTTTGTATATTAGGCATTAAAGCTGGTAATATACCATCATTCATATTGTCTGAATATATTGTATTTGTAGTAGTTGTTGTAGTATTTCCCCCTTGAGAATAACAATCTCCTACTCCAGTACTAGCGTTAGTCTGAACAAAAGCCCAATTAGGATTTACTTCTTCACAACAAGTATTAGTTATAGTTGTGCTTAGTCCTGAACCTGCGTCTACCCAAGTCATTAAACCAGTATTTGTAAAAGTAGGTATAGCTCCACAATCATTAGTTAATTTTTCTATAACTTTTAACAATGTAACTTTAGTTGATTTATTGCCACCTACTAAATAATTATCTACACTTATAATTCTCCATAAAGTATTCTTAATATAGTATACGTCTTGAAAACCAGTACCTGCAAATGACCTAATATCTACAGCGTCTAAGTTTAAATAACATTCCATTATCCTAGCTTCATCACTATATATCTCATTTATGTATTGCGCCCAATAGTCAGTATAAAAGCCATGCTCACTATAAGTAGTACCAAAATAATTAAATGTAAAACCAGTATTAAAATTAGGGTTATACCAAGTCCAATGTAATAACTTAGTATTTGCTGTTATTCCTGAGCCTATTGTATCTAAATTATATTGTGTACACAATGGAAATTTATTATTTGTGTCTATAGCGTTTGTTGTTTGCGTATAATGATTAGAATATATATGAAAAGCGTAGGATGTTGTTGGGGATTCAATAGGGTTAGAACCTGTTACATTAACTGGAGTACCACTATAATAAAACAATTTAGGTTTCATTTGTTCTAATGGCTCTCCTACCTCTCCCTCTGCAGCTTTAAATAAATATGCAGTAGCTATATCTTGTGTAGGTAAAGCGTTTCCTATTCCGTTATAATTCCAATAAGGCACTCCCTGAGCTATAAGAGGTGACATAACGCTAAAGTTTTTAAAATCATTTGAAGCAAAATCATTTCTCCTAGTTTCTTTATACGTTCCATAAACAGTATTATATATACTATTATATCTTTGATTTAAAAAGTCCTCATCTTCTAAATCTCCAAAAATTAACTCTTTAGATTGAAGTTCATTAGTAGGTCTTATAACTTGCTCTTTTGATACATCTAGTTTATCAGTCCAATGTTGGGTACTTCCTGCATTTATATAATCTTGATAAGGTTCTATTAATAATAGTTTTTCATTATCGGGATCAGTTTGTATAATTAAGTTAAATCTATTTACTAAATCTTTTACAAAGTCAGCTTGTGTTATATCAGGCATATTGTGATACATTTGTACCTCTCCATTTTCACCACCACCCATTAGCCCAATATCATCAGTTTGTAAAGTTCTTATCGTACAACTATTAGTAGTTATATTTATTGTTTGGTCCGCCCCTGACATAGTGGATTGTAACAAAGCAACACAAAAATAAACACTTCCAGGAGTAGGTATTAAATTATTTGTAAATACATAATCTTGAGTAGTACCTGCAGATATTGATATTTCTTGTGTACTAGCAACATCAAGACCTGAAATATTAACATAATCTCCTTGCTCATTTAATGTTGCTTGGTCATACCAACGTACAATTAAAGAACCACTATAGTCATTACTTTGTATTGTTTGAGCAGGTAGAGTTAAATTAATTGTTGTTTCTACAGTTAGATTGCCAGTTGGTAGTAAAGTTTCTGAGCCTGTATCTGTTGGTATTTGAATACTAGGAGAATTTACTGTAGTAGATATATTCCAACCAATATTTAAGGTTTGTAAAGTAGTTGCAAAGTATAAATTATTAGGGTCGTATATTTCATTGTTAACTATTAAATTTGCAAAAAAGTAATCTACATTTACAATGGTATTGTCAGGGTTATTTAAAGTATAAGCAGTTTCAGTTTGGGCAGAAGTCATTTGAGCCTCAAACCCTATAAATGGTGATTCACTACCTGCACTTGTATTAAATAAAGTTTGTACTCTTTGGCTTTCAGTAGAACAAGTCATAAATAATCTACTAAACCAATCTGTATTAGTTAAGCTATCTCCATCAATTCCTAAAAATGTACTTTTAATAGTATATCCTGATTTTGCAGCAATAATATGTAATAGCCTTTGTATTCTTATAGCAG